TGGTATAACTGTCTTTGGTGAAGTTCAAAGCGTCGTTAAAACATCGGATAGTGCAGCTACTATTACAGTATCTAATATTGGTACAATAGATACAACAAATGCTGCCACAGTTACAGACTCTGCAAGAGAATTCTTAGTTACTTCAGCATCAGCTGGATTCTCAGCTAATCTTCTTGGAGATGAATCTACATTTACATGTGTAATTACTGAAGTATATACCATTGATGATAAGAACGATGCAAATACCTTTACATCTGATTCACAAGCAGAAAATGTTCAAATAGAAATTGAAGGTGATAACTTTATTGACTTCTCTGAATCCAACCCGTTTGGCGATCCATCATAGGAGATTATAATGTTTGGTTCACACTTTTATCATTCTACAGTTCGTAAGTCAGTTGCAGTGTTTGGTACATTGTTTAATAATATTACAGTTGCGCGTAAGAAAGGAGATGGCTCTCTCATTAACCAAGTTAAGGTACCATTAGCATATGGTCCTAAGCAAAAGTTTTTATCTCGCATTAATACAGAAACTGGACAAGACGCAAGCGTTGCAATTAAACTTCCTAGATTATCATTTGAGATAACAGGAATTGATATTGATACAAGTAAGAAATTAGCAAAAAGAGCTCAAGTTAATGAACCAGGAACGACTGGAGTAACTACATCTAGAAAAACAATTAATCAATTTGTTCCATATAATATTGGTATGCAACTTAATATTATGGCTAAAAACCAAGATGATGGTTTACAAATATTAGAACAGATATTGCCTTACTTCCAACCTGAGTTTACAGTATCGATTAAACCAGTTGATGATTTTACATCTTTTAAGCAGGACGTTCCAATTCTATTAAATGGTGTATCGTTTGATGATCAATATGAAGGTGATTTTAATAGTCGAAGAGTACTAATATATACTTTAGATTTTACAATGAAGATGTCTTTCTATGGACCAGTTACACGTTCTAGCGTTATTAGAACAGTTAATATCGATTTTACTGAAAAGATAAATGGAACAAATAATCTATCTGAATTAGATATAAGTGTAGGCAGTTCTGATACAGAATCTAGTTTTACTATAACAACTACTATTGATAATACTGACTTTGAGTAATTATGATTGATAAAAAAGAAGCATTCAAGCAATCCTTAGAAAAGAATCTTCCAGCAGAAACAAAGAATGCTGCATTGGAGAAAGAGATTGCTTCAAAGAAAGATATAAACGATGACTATAAGTTTTCGCGTGATATTTATAAAGAGCTTATAAGTACAGGTATGGGGTCATTAGATTCTCTTGCTGAAATTGCGCGAGAGTCAGAACATCCTCGAGCTTTTGAGGTATTAGCAAAATCAATTAAGGATATTGGTGATGTGACAGATAAGCTTATGTCCCTCCAAAAGAATAAGCAAGAGTTGGTTGGAAAGAAAGAAGAAAGTAAAGTAACACATAACAATATGTTTATAGGTAGTACTACTGATCTTCAACGAATGTTAATTAACAATGATGAAAAAGTGATTAATGCCGATAAAGAATAATGAGTTTGGTTACCTTGGTAATCCTAATGTAAAAAGAGACGGAGTTGAAGTTCAGTTTACATTAAAAGAAATCAAAGAATATCAGAAATGTATGAAGGATCCTTCGTACTTTGTTGAAACATATGTGAAGATAATATCTCTCGATGATGGCTTAGTGGCATTTAAACCATATGACTATCAACGTAATATGTTTGATCATTTTAATAATAACCGATTCTCAATCATATTAGCATGTCGACAGTCTGGTAAATCAATATCATCTGTAGGTTATCTCTTATGGTACGCTATATTCCATCCTGAAAAGACTATTGCTATACTTGCAAACAAAGGTGCAACTGCTAGAGAGATGCTGGCTCGAGTTACTCTTATGTTAGAGAACTTGCCATTCTTTTTACAGCCTGGATGTAAAGCATTAAACAAAGGTTCTATAGAGTTTAGTAATAACTCAAAGATAATTGCAGCAGCCACTTCTGGTAGTTCTATTCGTGGTCTATCGATTAACTTACTCTTTCTTGATGAGTTTGCATTCATTGATAACGATGCTACATTCTATACATCAACATATCCTGTTGTATCATCTGGTAAGAACACTAAGATAATCATTACTTCTACAGCAAATGGTATCGGTAACGTATTCCATAAACTATGGGAAGGTGCTGTTACTAAAACAAATGAATTCAAACCATTCCGTGTAGATTGGTGGGATGTTCCAGGTAGAGATGAGAAGTGGAAAAAGCAAACGATTGCTAACACTTCAGAAATACAGTTTGATCAAGAGTTTGGTAATACCTTTCAAGGTAGAGGCAATAGTCTTATATCAGCCGAAGCTTTATTAAACCAAAAAGCAGAAGATCCATTGTATGTGAAAGAAAACACTTACATATACCAAGAGCCAATTAAAGACCATAACTATATAATGATAGTTGATGTAGCAAAAGGCCGAGGGCAAGATTACTCTACGTTTAACATCATCAACACATCGGTGCAGCCATTTAAACAAGTTGCAACGTTTAGAGATAATAACCTATCACCTTTACTCTTTCCTGATGTGATTTATAAATATGCTATGACATACAACGAAGCATATGTTATTGTAGAATCAAATGATCAAGGATCTGTGGTGTGTAATGGTCTATATTATGACTTAGAGTATGAGAATCTATTCGTTGAATCGACTATTAAAGCTGGAGCGATTGGTGCAACTATGACTAAACGTGTTAAACGTATTGGTTGTTCTACACTAAAAGACTTTATTGAACAAAAGAAATTACACATAGTTGATGCAAATACAATTATTGAAATGAGTACCTTTGAAGCAAGAGGAACTTCATATCAAGCATCAGGCAATAATCATGATGACTTAGTTATGAATCTAGTTATGTTTGCATGGTTTGCTACAACAGACATATTCAATGGTATCACTGATATTGATATGAAGAATATGTTATATAAAGAACAACTAAAAGCAATACAAGATGATTTATTACCATTCGGCTTTATCAGTAATCCTGCAGACGATGAGCCGATTATTGAAGTAGATAATAACGGTGAACAGTGGATCGTTCAAGAGCACTTATCAGGATTATAAATATTATAAATAATAGTAATTGAGCACGTTCCTTATAATGCACACACACTATTTAACCTTTTGAGGATATAACAATGGCATTTTCAGTTTCACCCGGCGTCGAGGTAAAAGAAATCGACGCAACGAACGTGATCGGAGTGACAACATCTACAAGTGTAGGTGGAACAGCAGGTCGCTTTAAATGGGGGCCCGTAGAAGAAATTATGACAGTTCGTAGTGAAAAAGAACTAGTTGAAATTTTTGGAGCACCCGATGACGCAAACACCGCAGCAACGTTTTTACCAGCTGCTGGATTTTTAAAATACGCATCAAACTTACAAGTTATTAGACAAGCTGATTCAGGTCAACTTAATGCAGCTGGAACATCTTCGACAAGTTCAGCATTACTAATTAAAAACCGAAATGATTATGGCGAAGGTTCTAAAATTCCTTCAGACAGTACTGTACCATGGTTTGCTCGATATCCAGGAAATCTAGGAAATAGCTTACAGGTTATTACAGCTGTGGCTTCATCTGGTGATTCAGTTTATAACCTTTCTGCTTTTGCATCATATAAAAACTTGTTTAATAGCGCTCCTGGAACATCAGCATATGCTGAAAATTTAGGATATACACTTGATGAAATGCATGTTGTTGTTGTTGACCGTTTAGGTTTAATTACTGGCGTAGCCGGTACAGTATTAGAATCATTTGGCTATGTTAGCCAAGCCTCTGATGCTAAAAAAGAAGATGGTTCAAGTAACTTCTTTAAAGATGTTATTGATAATGGATCTAAATATATATGGACAGGCGCTGTTACAAGCAGTCGAGCTCCAGATAGTGCAGGTAAAGTTCAATCTCTTGTATCAGGTACATACGTAGCAAATGTTCAAAGTACCGTACATACCACTTCTTTTATAGAAGGTAATGATGGTACATATGCTAATACTGCAACAAAAACAGCGATCGATACTTTATTTGGTGATGCTCTTTCAAGTAGTATTAATTTCTTATTCGCTGCTGAAGGTGTTGCAACAACTGACACTGCTGTAAATAATTCAATTATTAGTACTGCCACTACTCGAAAGGATTGTATTGGATTTATATCTGCTCCATGTGCAATTACTAAAACTCCTGCTACAACAATTGCTGCAGACTTAGTAACATACTTTAGTCTTACAGCCGTCGCGACATCATCTTCGTATGTTGTTGCTGATTCTTCATCTCTATATGTTTACGATAAGTATAACGATGAGTATCGATACATTGCTGCATCTGGTCATTTAGCAGGTCTTTGTGCTAACACTGATCGTGTAGCTGATTCTTGGTTCTCTCCAGCTGGTCAAAACCGAGGTCAAATCTTAGGTGTTACTAAACTAGCCTATAATCCAGTAAAAGCTGATCGTGATACGTTGTACCAAGCTAGGATTAATCCTATTGTATCTCTTCCAGGATCTGGATTGCAATTATATGGTGATAAGACTCGTTTAAGTAAACCTTCAGCGTTCGATCGAATCAATGTTCGTCGATTATTTATTACATTAGAACAAGCAATTTCAGCTGCTTCCGAAGCAATGTTATTTGAATTCAATGATGAGTTTACTCGAGCCAACTTCCGTAATATGGTAGAACCATTCCTACGTGATGTAAAAGGTCGTCGTGGTATTACTGATTTCTTAGTAGTATGCGATGAAACAAACAACGATGGACAGGTAATTGATACGAACAGCTTTGTAGCTGATATCTATATCAAACCGGCTCGTTCAATTAACTTTATAACATTAAACTTTGTGGCTACGAGAACAGGGGTTGAATTCTCTGAAATCGCTGGTCAATAAATAGGAGTACATAAACAATGGCTATTTTAGGTGTAGATGACTTTAAGTCAAAATTAACGGGTGGTGGCGCTCGAGCCAACATGTTCAAAGTGACATGCAACTTTCCCGGATATGCTCAGGGTGATGTAGAACTTACTTCATTCTTATGTAAGGGCGCTCAATTACCAGCATCAATCATTGCTGCAATCACGATTCCTTTTCGTGGTCGACAATTGCATATTGCTGGTGACAGAACGTTTGAACCATGGAATATCACAATTATTAATGATGCAGATTTCGTTGTAAGAAATTCATTCGAACGTTGGATGAATGGTATCAATGAACACGAAAATAACAGCGGTACGAATAATACTGTTGATTATTATGCTGATATGATTGTTGAACAATTACGACGAGATGGTACTGTTGCAAAACGGTATGATTTCCGTGGTACTTGGCCAACGAATCTATCTGCAATTGATGTTAGTTATGATTCTGAAAATACTATCGAAGAGTTTACAGTTGAGCTACAAGTTCAATCTTGGCACTCAGATACTACTTCTTAATCGTATATAAATAATATAGCGAGGGGAAACTATTTCCCCTCCGTTATTATGAGGATGATAAAGCATGGCTGAATTATTTGGCTTTGAAATAAAAAGAAAAGGCGATAAGCAAAAGGTTGATAATCCTTCAATCAAATCATTTGTGCCTGATACAGAAGCAGATGGTGCTGGTGTTATAAAGGCTGGTGGTCACTTTGGATCATATATTGATCTAGATGGTGATAGTGCTAAGAACGAAGCAGACTTAATACTTAAGTATCGTGACGTTGCTTCGCATCAGGAATGTGATGCTGCTATTGAAGATATTGTTAATGATGCGATTATTGGAGACTATGATTCATCTCCTGTTAATGTCGTATTAGATAAAGTGGATACCTCTGACGCTATTAAAGAAACAATCAGAGAAGAATTCGATAATGTGTTATCTATGTTGAACTTTAGTCAGCATGGGCATGACATATTTAAAAAATGGTATATTGATGGAAGATTACCATACCATATTGTAATTGATACAAACAATCCAAAGAAAGGTATTCAGGATTTAAGATACATTGATCCTGTTATGCTTCGTAAAGTAAAAGAAGTAGAAGAAGTACAAGATCCAAAAACTGGAGCAACTCTTGTTTCTAAATCTAATGAGTTCTTTTTGTATTCCGATCCTAATGGTACTAGTACTAGTACTACTGGTAGTAAAGATGCTTTAAAGATTCATAAGGATTCAATTGCATATTGTACATCAGGCATGTTAGATCCAACACGCACAAGGATCCTTTCATACTTACAAAAAGCTTTAAAACCAGTTAATCAACTTCGTATGATGGAAGATTCATTAGTAATCTACCGTATATCACGTGCTCCAGAACGAAGAATCTTTTATATTGACGTAGGTAACTTACCAAAAGGTAAGGCTGAAGAATACTTACGTGGTATCATGAATCAATACAGAAACAAACTTGTATATGATGCAAATACTGGTGCGATTAAAGATGATAAGAAACATATGTCTATGTTGGAAGATTTCTTCTTACCACGTCGTGAAGGCGGTAAGGGTACTGAGATCACAACATTACCAGGCGGAGAAAACCTTGGTCAAATTGATGACATCTTGTACTTTCAAAAGAAATTATTTAAAGCTTTAAATGTACCAATTGGTCGTTTAGAATCAGATACTGGATTCTCTTTAGGTAGATCATCAGAGATCAACAGGGAAGAAGTTAAGTTTAAGAAGTTCATTGATAAACTAAGAATGAGATTCTCTGATATATTCATGCAGTTACTTAAAACTCAACTGATCTTAAAGGGTATTATCACAACTCAAGATTGGGATGAATGGAAAGAAGATATTAACTTTGATTTCATTGAAGATAACTACTTCTCGGAGTTAAAAGAGTCTGAAATGATTCAACAACGATTCGGTATGATGCGAGATATAGAAGACTATATTGGTAAGTATGTATCACATCAATGGGTACTTAAAAACATTCTTCACCAAACTGAAGAAGAGATTGTACAAATGCAAAAAGAAATCGCTGAAGAAGGTAGCGGTGAAGAAGAAGAAGAACAAGACGAAGAATAGATCTTAGGATTTATTTTTTTATAAATATATAATACAATGAGGATATTATGAACACATTAGAATTAATTGATAACATTCAGCATGGCGATAACGTAACTGCTAAGAAAGATTTTGATACTCTTATGAGTCAAAAGCTTACTGCAGCATTAGATGCAAAAAAGATTGAGATTGCATCTTCATTAGGTCAACCAGTACAAACAGAAGAAGACTAGCATATGCTTAAATTCAATGAACTCAGAGAGAAAGTCAAACTCGCTTCTAACGAAAAACAAGTTAAAGCAATGAAAGCCGGTAAAGGCAATAAGGTTGACGTCGTAATTACTCAAAAAGGTAATAAGTTTGCTGTCTATATTAATGGCGATAAACTCGACGATTCCTTTAAAGATGCAAAGGACGCTGAAAAGAATGCAAATGACTTTATTAAACTTATGGGCGAGGAACTCGAACAATGAAATTAATATCTGAGTATCATGATAGTAACATACAAGTTATTACTGAAGCAAAGGCAGACGGCAAAAAAGAATACTTCATTGAAGGTGTATTCATGCAAGCTGATAAAAAGAATAGAAATGGACGTATTTATGAAAGAAGTATCCTTGAGAATGCTGTAAATAAATACGTTAAAGAACAAGTTAAAACAGGCCGTGCAGTTGGTGAATTAAATCACCCTGATGGACCTGGAATTAACTTGGATAAGGTTTCACATAGGATCACAGAACTTCGTTTCGAAGGTAGTGATGTTATTGGAAAAGCATCAATTTTACAAACTCCTATGGGTAAGATCGTTGAAGGTCTACTCGAGGGTGGCGTTAAACTTGGTGTATCAAGTCGTGGTATGGGTAGTCTTGAGAAAAAAAATGGTGTCATGCAAGTCGGTAAAGATTTCATGTTAGCAACTGTTGATATAGTACAGGATCCGTCTGCTCCCGAAGCATTCGTTAATGGTATTATGGAAGGTGTTGATTGGATCTGGGACAATGGCATCCTTAAACCTCAGGAAATTGAAATAATTGAGACTGAAATAAAAGAGGCTCGAAATATGCGTTCATCGGATATTGAGATTAAAGCCTTTAAGAATTTCCTCTCTAAACTTGTAAACTCCTAAGGAGATAATATATGTCTATTAAAAAGAAAGACATTGATAATGCTGAGCTTTATGAGCTCGATAATGAGACACAAGTTGATTCATTAGACGAGGGAAAACTTAAAGAGAAAGCTAAGGTCAAAAAGGAAGAAGACGAAGACGAAGTTGAAGTCGAAGAAGACGAAGACGAAGACGAAGAAGAAGTAGAAGAAAACACTGGTGTTGATGGTGGTGACGGTCAAGCAATTGGTGACCAAGAAACTGCTGGCGACGCAAAAGGTGCTAAACAATCTACTGATATTCCTAAGACTAAAGCTGGTATCTTGAATGCTGCATATTCAATGATGAAAAAAGCTAAGAAAGATGAAGCTGTTAAGTTATACCAAGGTATGATGAAAGCTGCTAATGTGAAAGAAGATGAGGAAGAAGATGAAGATGAAGTTAATGTATCTGAATCTGCTGACGTTTCTCACATCGATTACGAAGAAGATCTTAATGTATTAGTTGCTGAAGAAGCTACGTTATCTGATGGATTCCGTGGTAAAGCTTCAACAATCTTTGAAGCCGCTTTAAAATCTAAAGTTAGTGTTGAGATCGATCGTCTTGAAAGTGAATACGCGAATAACCTAGAAGAAGAAGTTTCTTCTGTTAAAACTGATTTAGTTGAGAAAGTTGACGCTTACTTAAACTATGTAGTTGAAGGTTGGATGCAAGAGAATGAAGTTGCTGTTGATGCAGGTCTACGTACCGAAATCGCAGAAGGCTTTATGACTTCTTTGCAAAGTGTATTTAAAGAGCACTATCTTAGCGTACCTGAAGGTAAGGAAGACTTGGTTGACGAATTGTCAGAACAGGTTGCCGAACTTGAAGAGCAACTCAATAAAACCACTGATGAGAATATTGAATTATTCACAACTGTACAAGAGTCACAACGTGCAGATGTAGTAAGAAAATATACCTCTGACCTAGCAGCTACTGAAGCTGAAAAACTTTCTTCTTTAGTTGAAGATGTAGAATTTGGCGATAGCGAATCTTTCGATATGAAAGTGAAAACTATCAAAGAATCATACTTCATGAAAGAGTCTGTTGAATCTACTTCAGATGTTGATAAAATTGTTGGAACAGAACAAGCTCTTACTGAGAATGTTTCTGATTCAATGGCAAGATACACCTCAGCGCTTAACTCAAACGTATTTAAGTAAGCTGTAATTTAATTAAATAAACATTAATAGGAGAAACTAAAATGTTTAAATCAGATCAAGTCCTTATGGAAAAATGGGCTCCAGTATTGGACCACGAAAGTGCACCAATCATCGAGTCACACGAGAAGCGTGCAGTTACTGCTCGTCTTTTAGAAAACACTGAAGTAGCTTTAGTTCAAGAAGCTGAGCAAGGTACATACTCAATCTCGGAAGGTGTTGGTGATGGTAACCAAAACGTTCAGTCTGTTGCTAATCCTGATCCAGTATTAATCTCATTAGTACGTCGTGCAATGCCTAACCTTATTGCATATGATGTTGCTGCTGTTCAACCAATGTCTGGTCCTACTGGTCTTATCTTCGCGATGAAATCACGTTATGCTAATGCTGACGGTAGTCAAATCGAAGCTGGCGATGCTGAAGCATTATTCAACGAAGCTGATACAGACTTCTCTGGTGCTGGTACTCATAAAAACGTCGGTGGCGTTGTTCTTGCAAGCAGTGCTGCGCAAGGTGATGTATGTCAAATCATCACTATTGGTACTACTAACTACACTGTAACTAACGTTGGCGGTGCAAACACTGTAGGTACCGTATTTACACGTGGTTCGCAGGCAGCTATAGGTACTGGTACAGTCGTAATTCTTGGTACTAACGGTACTGGTATTGCTACTGCAACTGGTGAAACTACTGCTCCTTCAGAAATGGGTTTCACTGTTGAGAAAGTTTCTGTAACTGCGAAAACTCGCGTATTACAAGCTTCTTACACAATGGAATTGGCTCAAGACCTTAAAGCTGTACACGGTCTAGACGCTGAAGCTGAATTAGCTAATATCCTTTCTGCTGAAATCTTAGCTGAAATCAACCGCGAAGTTATTTTGCAAATCAATAGTCAAGCTAAGCTTGGTACTACTGGTTCTGGTCTTGGTGTAATTTCTTTGACTGATGCTAATGATAACGGTGGTGGTAGATGGCAAGCAGAGCGTTTCCAATCTCTTGGTTTCCGCTTAGAGCAAGAAGCTAACTTAATTGCTAAAGAAACTCGTCGTGGTAAAGGTAACTACATCATCTGCTCAAGTTCAGTTGCTGCTGCTTTAAGCGCTGCTGGTTCTTTGGCTTATGGTTCTGCTATCGCTGCTGGTACTTTATCTGTAGATAATGCTGGTAATACTTTTGCTGGTACTTTGAAAAATGGTATGAAAGTTTATGTTGATGCTTATGCTTCACATAACTATGCTACTGTTGGTTATAAAGGTACTAACGCTTATGACGCAGGTATCTTCTACTGCCCATACGTTCCATTAACTATGCTTAAAGCTGTTAATGCTGGTACTTTCCAACCTAAAGTTGGTTTCAAGACTCGTTATGGTTTAGTTTCTAATCCATTCGCTGTTGAGTCAGATGCTGCTATTACAGAGAATCTAGGTACAGTTGCTGCACGTACTAACCCTTACTTCCGTCGTAGTGTTATTACTGGTGTATAACCAATAATAGCTTCTTCGAAGTAAATTAGAAAAGGGGATCTTCGGATCCTCTTTTTTTTTGTGTATAAATAAAGTTATAACGGAGATTAATTATGCCAGTTACATCAAACAAAAACTTTTTAAGCCCTGTTGGCTTTCAACTAAAGATAGACTCTTCTAAATATCCTAACTTAGAATACTTCTGTACATCTGCTAGCCTGCCTGGAATTAGTATGTCTGAAGCTGCAACTCCATATAAAGGAGCAAATATAGGTTTTGTTGGAGATCGTATTCAATTTGATGATTTGACCGTAAGATTTAATGTTACAGAAAATATGGAAAACTATATTGAAACGTTTGATTGGATTCATGCTATAGTTAATGGCGAAAAGCATATTAGTACATTGCAATCAAATGCTACTCTTGTAATATTAAATTCGCATAATAATAAAACAAAGGAAGTGCGGTATAAAGACATATTTCCTACGTCGTTAACCGGTTTAGAGTTTGATGTTAACCAAGGGGATATTGAATATCTTACAGCTGAAGTAACATTTAAGTACTCATATTACGAGATAAAATAATACATATATATAATATAACATTGATTGAAAAGGTAAGACTATATGATTGATTTAAAGTCCATTCTAGAAATGTGGCAAAAAGATTGCGTTATTGATGAAATGCAATTAGACGAATCTTCCCGAGATTCGGCAAAACTACACGGCAAATACTTAGAGATTATGAGTATCAATAAGCTTACGTTAAGACGGCGTGAAGCTGAGTTTAAAGTATTGCTTAAGAATAAGTGGTTACATTATAACGGTAAACTATCTAAGCAAGAGATGGATGATCTTGGTTGGGATTATGATCCGCTTAAAGGTCTTACAGTACTGAAAGGAGATATGGATAAATTCTATGACTCCGATCCTGTCATACAAGAAGCACAATCAAAAATTGAATACCTTGAAGAGTTTGATAAGACCTTAAAAGAGATCTTAGAGAACATCAAGTGGCGTCATCAAAATATCAAGAATATGATTGAGTGGCGTAAGTTTACAAGTGGAGTATAATGGATAAGATAATCGTATCAAAAAGTAATCACGTATTTCTTAACATACAAACTGATCCTGGAATTGAAATGGAACTAGCAGATCATTTTTGTTTCTTTGTGCCGGGATACAAATTCATGCCAGCATATAAGAATCGTATGTGGGATGGTAAGATACGATTATTTGATACACGTAAGAAGCAACTGTATAGTGGACTATTTAAGTATATGTACGAGTTTGCTCAAGCTCGTGATTATGAAGTTATCGTAGAAGATAATGATTACTACGGCCGACCTGATACTATTCAAGATATTGATGTTCCTGCTTTGTTATCAGAAATACACCTTACTGCTGGCGGTAATAAAATTGAAGCTCGCCAATATCAACAAGATGCTGTTGAACATGCGTTAAGTAATAGACAATCATTATTGCTTTCACCGACAGCTTCTGGTAAGTCTTTGATTATATACATGGCAATACGTTATTATCTAAGCACATATAATGAAGGTAATATCCTATTGATTGTTCCGACTACTTCTTTAGTTGAACAAATGTATTCAGACTTTGGCGATTATAGCCAATATGATGAATGGAACGTAGATGAAAACTGTCATAAGATTTATGGTGGTAAAGAGAAGTATGATATAAAACAACGAGTAGTGATTAGTACATGGCAATCGATATATAAGGAACGTGCACCATGGTTTGCAGATTATGGTATGGTTATAGGTGATGAAGCACATAACTTTAAAGCTAAATCATTAACATCAATACTCGAGAAGTGTTGTAATGCTAAATACAGAATTGGTACGACTGGTACTTTGGATGGGACACAGACTCATCAGTTGGTATTAGAAGGTTTGTTTGGCCCAGTACATAAGGTAACCACAACTAAAGCTTTGATGGATTCGAAAGACTTGGCTGATTTAAACGTATCTGTATTGCTATTAAAGTATGCCGATGAATACTGTAAACAAATCTCAAAGGTTAAGTATCAAGAAGAGATGGACTTCATTGTAAGACATGATCCTCGCAATCAGTTTATATCAAACCTAGCACTAGATCAAGATGGTAATACTCTTATACTCTTTCAGTATGTTGATAAGCATGGTAAACCATTACATGATTTATTAACAAAGAAACTAGAAGAGATGGGTAGAACCAATCGTAAATTATTCTACGTATCTGGTGAGACTGGAGTAGACGATAGAGAGAACATACGAGCTATTACTGAAGGAGAATCCGATGCAATAATCGTGGCTTCAGTTGGTACATTTTCTACGGGTATAAATATAAAAAGACTAAACAATATAATCTTTGCTTCACCATCGAAGTCACAAGTAAGAGTACTTCAATCGATTGGTAGAGGACTACGTAAGTCGACTGATGGTAAAGCTACAAAGGTATTTGATATAGCTGATGATTTACATTGGAAAAGCAAAAAGAATTATACGTTGAATCATGCAGCAGAACGAATAAAGATATATAGTAAAGAGAAGTTTAAATACAAAGTATATGAGATTAAAATATGAGTGATGTTGAAAAAGTAATGGCCGATGTGAATATACGCCAATTTAAACTGATGAATGGCGATGAGATTATTTGTCTAGTAGAATCTATTAATGAAACAAACTTTATGATTGATAGACCATTTAAAGTGATCGTAAATCCAATTAAAACTGATGCATTTAACCTAGTACCATGGTTTGATCTCTCATTAACTAACACATTTACCATCGACAAATCGATGGTAGTTGCACATGCTATTGTTGCCGATTCAATAAAAGAAACATACATTAAGTTTTCAGTAACTCTAGATAAAGCAAGTCAATATCATCTTGATAATCCATATGAAGATGAAGATGATACTCCTAATCTGATACCAGATACAACCGATACAGTACATTAATATTAGTATACCCCTGCCTCCCCGGTATACTCTATTATTATATCATACTTTCACACAAATGTAAACCTTTATTTTAATTATTTTACTTGTTTACTTTTCATCAAAAGTATGATATAATATACTCTTATGGAGATAATATATGACTAAAAAACTTAAACCAAAAGAAAAACCACATTACGTAAACAACAGAGAATTCTCATATGCTGTTGTCGATTACGTTAAATCAGTCAATGAAGCAATTGAAAAGGATGAAGTACCACCAAAGGTTACTGATTATATTGCAACATGCTTTATGAAGATATCCGAAGGACTGTCTCACAGACCGAACTTTGTTCGGTACACATATCGAGATGAGATGGTAATGGATGCTGTTGAAAACTGTTTAAGAGCTATTCGTAACTATAAGATTGAAACAGCTACTCGTACTGGTAACCCTAATGCATTCTCATACTTTACTCAGATTTGCTTCTTTGCTTTTATTCGACGTATCACTAAAGAGAAGAAACAACAAGACATAAAGCATCGATTCATTGAACGCATGGGTATTGAAGATTTTATGGATATGGGTATGGATCCTCAAGCTGCATCAGATACGAGAGCGTATGTTGATCAGCTTAAAGGTCGTATCGATCAGATCAAAACAAAAGATGAAGCAGTTAAACAATTTGCTAAGGAAGAGAAGGCCGAAGCAAAGAAACTAGAACTATTTATGGTATAATAATGAAAGTAGCTATTTTGAATGATACACATTGCGGTGTACGTAACTCATCAGATATATTCTTAAACTATCAAGAACGATTCTATTCTGAAATCTTCTTTCCTTACTTGAAAGAACATAACATTAAGAATATACTTCATCTTGGTGACTACTACGAACATAGGAAGTTCGTTAACTTTAAAGCTCTTAATCAGAATCGTAAAGTATTCTTAGAGCCACTTAGAGATAATGGTATCACTATGGATATTATCCCTGGTAACCATGATGTGTTCTATAAGAATACCAATGAGCTATGTTCTCTTAAAGAGTTGCTTGGTTACTTTACAACAAACGTAAATATCATAATGAAGCCAACTGTGTTGGACTATGACGGTCTAGGTGTAGCTGTCGTACCGTGGATTAATAACGCTAATT